TATCCAATATCATATCACATCTACTCACCACTTGTCAATAACAATCCCTTCTGTAAATAATTAAGTGATAACGATTCAGTGAATTAATTTAATTAATCCACTTAATCAAACATTTAGATGATAATAATAGATATAGATACTAATGGTAATACTGATATTGATAGCTAACATGCTAACGCATTGGCTCCTAAGGCATATTCTTCAACTTCTCATCATTCTCTTTCGCCTTAGCTAAATTCTTCTCCACATCAACCTTTATTTCATTATCTACCTCTACAATCCTAGGATCCTTAAATGCTTCAATAGTCTGTTTCTTTATCTGCTCCTCTATCTTCTCATTCCTTTCCTTCTCTTTATATATCTTGACAGCTTTGTCTATGTCAAATATCTGAGGTATTCCTGTTCCATAAACAGTCTTACTCCTTTCATCCCTATAAACATTACCTCTTCTCAACTCATCTAAATGTAGATTATGCAATGCATTTCTTTCTCCTCTCCCTCCTGGATTTAATTGAGCTCTATACTTCATCATTAATAAATCTCTAGCATCTTTACTAAACTCTATCTTCTCTACTATCCCTGTTTCAACTAACTGACTAACTAACTCATCAACTGTAAACTTAATCAAATCACTTAAATGCTTTGTCTCATATCCTTTATCTAACCATATACTTAACACTGCCAATTTCCTAGCATCTATCCACGCCTGCACTAACACATCTCCTTTATAATTAACTGGCATAATCCTTGCTTTTCCTTTCGTACTATCTTCTCTCATCTTTCTACCTCCTCTATTAAATGATCAATTTAATATGTCGATATGTCAATATGTTAATATGTTAATATGTCCCTATGCTGTAATGTCAATTGAGGGAGGCAGGTCGGTATGTTTATAAACGACATAACGACATAACGACATATTAACATATATATATCGTTTCTAACTATATATATATCTTTATATGCTAGCATATATTCAATCGACATATATACCCACCCCCCCCAATCAGCATTACAGCATAGCAACATATCCGCATATCGACATATAATACCGATCATTGTATCATGTCTAAAGTATAGTTGTCAACCATAAACAATGATTAATTTGAGATAGTGGATTAAATTAATTAATTTACTATTTGATTAGTCTAAGATTCAAGTGCCGGTTCCCAGATTAATAGATCTAAGTATCAAGGACTTAGGTAGTCACTTCCCTTAGGTTAATAGATAAAGATATAGAAAGCAATAAAAAACCCTCTATGAATTAACATAGAGGGTTAATTATCCTCATGGATAGTCCTGATTAATACTAGATTGATTCCTCTATACGCTTTGTAATGTAGGCCTTAAGTGCCACTTTATCACTCGTGTCAATGCCCGCCGCTTTCGCTTCAAGCGTGAATTGCTCAATCGGTGTTAATTGCGGCGCTCGGCCTGGAGCCTTGAAATCGACATTGACAACCTGACCATGTTTCCAGGTAGTAAACTTGGTCCGACCTGGACCATTTTGCCACTGGATAATGGCTGATGAAACCGCCTTTGCAAAAACATCCCTCAAGGTCACTCCATCAAATTTGATGTTCAACGTAACCGTTTTAGACTCGTTAGAGTCCTTATCGGCCTTGATCGAACACGCCTTAGTCAAATTAACTCCTTTAACCACTTCATTCATATCCATAATCATTCTCCTTTTTAATTCGATTATGGACTATCCACAAGGCTTGTGACATGATTTACTGGTTCATGTCTAACCATCTAATTTTCAAAGATCAATCAAATCATCATTTAATTACATCATACCATATACACACCCCTTGTCAATATATTTATTCAAGGTCGATGGGGGATAGTTGGGTTCATAGGCGGCGGGGTTACCTCTCTCACATTTTGTACTAAAAATTAACTAAATGATCCACATTGATCATTGATGACCTACTAATCATTAATAAGCTATTAATTGATTAATTAGAGGATAGTTTTAGATGTTTAAGTAGGTTAATTTAATTAATTAACTACGTTAAATGATTAAAGAAAATTGTTGACATTTTAGGCCACTTCTGTCATAATTATATTATGAGATTTAAAATTTAATATGTCTAATCAGGATTAAGTAAAAAATGGCTTATGCAGATACTACATCTTTGTATGGATTTGATTTTAGAGATCAAGATAAGAGGAGAGAAAGGGATAATGAAGATGGGACGAGAAAGTTTGACATCAAGCAACTTTGGCAGCGTTCCAGGGAAATTATTAACTTAGCACTTCTGGGCCATAAACAAGTAGAGATAGCTGAAATGTTAAATATTCATCCTCAGACAGTATCTAACACTTTAAACTCTTCTCTCGGTATGCAAGCTACATCAGATAAGAGAAAGGAAAGAGATGGGGAATATGAAAAGCTTCAAGATAAAGTTATGGAACTGACTAAGAAATCCCTTGATATATATGAGAGGATTCTTAGCGCTGATCAAAGAGCTGAATCAGAAAATTTCGACCCAGATGTATCATTAAATATGCAAAAAGACACGGCTGATACTGTTGCACTTGAACTTGCAGGAATGAAAGCTCCTACTCGTATAGATACTCGCTCAGTACATATGACATTGAAGGCTGAGGAAATAGATGAATTCAAACGTAGGGGAATTGAAGCGGCTGTAGCTGCAGGAAAGATTGTTGAAGTAGAAGATGGAAACTAAGTTATTATCAGAGTCCTTTGGATACTCTTATAAACTTAAGATTAAATCAAATATTAGAAGAAGTATCTGTGCTAACAAGTAAATTAATTTAATTAATTAACTAAATTATGGACTATGCATTAGACAACTCAATATCTGAACTTCTTTCCTACTGCAGTGTTTCGACTGAAGTATTTGCTAAGACTTTCTTCCCTGAACGTTTCTCTCTCCCTTTCGCTCCTCAAGTCCATGGAAAGATATTTGACCTAATAGACGGACCTGACAATAAAGTGGTGATAGCTGCTCCTCGTGGTTGGGGAAAGACTTCCATGGTTGCTCTTGCTCTCACCTCAAGATGGATTTTATTCAACTACACAGGATTTATTTGCTATATAAACAAAAGCCATGATGCAGCATCCCTCCAAACCGAAAACTTACGCCGTGAGCTTGTGGTTAATAGATCCATTAAACACTTCTTCGGCCATTTTAAACACAGGGACACTGACAAAGCTGAATTTGATGAGACGTTTAGTAAGAAAGCCTGGGTAGCTTATGACACCTTAGTCTGGCCTCGTGGAGCTCAACAACAAGTTCGTGGTGTTCTATTTAAAAATGACCGTCCAGGCTTAATCATCATAGATGACCTTGAAGATCCTAAATACATAGATAACAAAGATTATAGAGATAACCTTTACGAATGGCTTTATGCGGATGTTGTTAAGGCTGTTCCTCGTGTAGGGCCACTTGCAAAAACTTACAAAATAGTCTACATTGATACCTTAAAGCATGAAGACTCAGTACTTCAAAGATTAATAGATTCTCCTGAGTGGAAGTCGGAAAGGATAGAAGCCTGCGATGATGAGTTTAGGTCAATAGCTCCTGAATTTATGTCAAATGAAGAAATTGCTAAGGAATGGCAAGATCATGTAGATAGTGGACAAACTGATGTATTCTTTCGTGAACTTCGTAACTTACCTATATCAACCAAAGACTCTTCATTTCAAGATAGCTACTTTAAATACTACAACATCCCACCTGAACGTACTTTCAGGCCAGAAATAGACTTAAAATTAACTGATACTGAAGTTCAACTAAACAAAAACATAGAGTCTGTAGTAATCCTAGACCCTGCCAAAACCAAGAAAATCCACAGTGCTGAATCTGCTATCGTTGGAATAGGTATAGATTTAAAAAGCGCTCGTCTTTATATCAGAGATATAGTATCTGAAAAAATGTACCCTGATGAGATCTATGATGCATTTTTCCAGATGGCTATATCTCTCGATTGTAATGTTGCAGGAGTTGAGGAAACTTCCTTAAATGAATTTATTAAGCAGCCACTTAAAAATGAGATGTTTCACCGTGGTAAGTTCTTTGAATTAATCTGGCTAAAAGCTCGTGGAGGGCAGAATAATGAAAAAGGAAAAGTCCTCCGTATACGTGAGCTAGTTCCATTTTATAGACTAGGCTACATCTATCATAATGCAGCTTGCCCAAAGATAAAAAACTTAGAACAACAACTAAGAATGTTTCCAAGATCAAAACTCTGGGATATTATGGATGCTACAGCATATATTGTTGAGATGCTGGAGCTTGGCGAAAGATATTTTACACCTAAGGATAATCTGGAAGATTCAGAAGATGAATACAGGGAACTTGATTATGAAGATCCTATAGAAGACTGGAGGATAATTTAAAATGAGAATAGTTCAATATATAGATAGAACACCTATCGACTATGAAAAACTGACTATCACAAGTGGAGCTGTTGTACAACTTACTAAAGCATTAAGGGAAGATGCAAATGCTGTCTATGTTACCTTTGAAGATGCTAACATTAGATATCGTATAGATGGTGGTGATCCTGATGCTAATGATGGTCATGTTGTATATGAGGCTCAGAATATCTACTTTGCAAATCCTCAGGCAATCCGTCAACTTCGTATGATTGCTTTAACAGATGATGTAACAGCTATAGTCACATACTACAAATAAGTGAGGTAAGCACTATGAAAAGTTTGTTTAAGTATCTAACAATTTTATCTATTATCCTATTCACATCAATTTCCTTAGCTCAGCCTCCAGGTCATGGTGGGCCTATAGGAGGTTTTCCTCTTGGTAATTTTCTAGATGGAGATCATACATGGATTGGTGAGCAGACTTTTGAAGATATAATTATAACAGGCGGCACCATCAACAACACGGTAATAGGTAATGATACTCCGGTGGCGGGGAGTTTCACTACGCTTCGAGCTGCCAAGAATAGTAGTGTCACCAAAACAGATAACTACACTGTCACAACCGCAGATTTAGGCAAAACCCTGGTGATGGATTCTGCAAGCGATAAGACCTTCACCCTGCTTTCAGTGTCCGCTTCTGACATCGGGGCCAGGTTGCGCTTTGTCAAGTTAGGCGCTGGAAAACTGACCATTGACGCCGCTGATTCTGATACAATCGGAGATTCGGGCGCTGGTGATACTGTATATTGCGGAGATACAGGCAAGGCATATATTGAAATTGAGTTAGTTTCAGCCACCGCCTGGATTATCAAGAGCGTAGTCAATGAGCCAAGCGAAAGCTGGATTACAACTGACTAAAGGGGGATATAATGAAAAGATACTTAATATTACTTAGCCTGCTAATTGCTTCCCTGGCTTTCATGGGAGCGGATGTCAGCCATTATTATGGGGCATCTGTACCAAGTCAGCCATTAAAAACAGGTCAGACAACGAGCTACCATGCTGGGGATGATGGGGATCTGGAAAAGGGAGTAGCCCGGTCATACAACATTCTGACAACTGGGCAGCATTCAGGGACTACAAACATCACAATCAACGGCAAGACTCATGCTCTGTCTAATAATTGTGTCATAGACGAGCGAACTGGCCTCATGTGGGCGAGGTACGTGCCTGATGCCGATATAGGCCCTGGAAATAACGGGGAACTGTTCTGGGACCAGTGGACGCTTACAGACAAGGTCGACATCAGCTTCGACAACGCCTCTGGCGAGATCCGAAGCGGGGCCAGTCAGTTTGATACAGGCGCCTTGTGTGCTGGCAGAAAATTTACCGTTACGGGATCGACAAGCAACGATGGGACTTATACCGTGTCATCCATTACAACTGCTGCCATTACCACTGTAGAGGGTGTTGCCGATGAGGCGGCGGGTGATACGATTAGTGTTGCCACGGTTGATGATCTAATTTGGGATTACAGTGATCAGGCGAATGCTAACAGCTTAGGTGGATACGACGATTGGCGAATCCCGACTTATATTGCATTACAGACTATTGTTGATAATGGCACATATTCGCCATGCATTAACGTTACTGCTTTCCCATCGGCACCAGCCTCATTCCACTGGACCTCAACTATAGCACCAGATTCTGCCGGTACTTATGCCTATGTTGTTAACTTCTATGGTGGTATGGCATATCAAAGTCCGATAAGTAAACATAGGCGTTATGTCCGCTTGGTCCGAGACAATTAAAGGAGGAGAAAATGAGATATCTAATAATATTACTTAGCCTGCTTTGGGTATTACCTTGTTACGCTGAAGAGATTAGCAAAGCCGTCCCTGAAAAGACAACTGTAAAGGTTGAAAGTCCAAAGAAATTCGGTAGACTTTTACAGGAGATGGAGAGCACAGACGAGAAGGGAATAAAGCACGAACGGAAAATCACCTGGACATATTACAAGACCGGAGAGGTGGATGTAATCACCATCGAAAGATACAAGGCCGGTAAGCTGGTTAGCATAAAAGAAATCAAGCATTATTTAGATGGCAAACAGCCTACGGTGAAGGTGACTAATGGGATGGTTAAGTAATATATTTCATTATTTCTTTCCTCCACAGCAACCTCACAAGGATTGCGTGGAGAAAGCC